TAAAAGCACATCTTTTTTTAAAAAACTGCTCCCTTCCCATAATATGTACTGGGAATGCATCCTGGGGAAGCAAGGCCTGCGGAGGCTACTGCTTAATACACCTACCAGAGGAGGTTCTACGGATGCACCAGTACTTTTTTTATTTTAACTGCTACTGGTCATACAATCTTATACCATCCATATAACTTTCACTGCTCCCTTCCTTTCTTATGCAAATATTTATTAATCATTAATTATAATTAAAATTATGGAAACAAATTCAGTTTATTTTAGAAAGCTCAATATCAATGAGTCAACAGGAAGTGCAACTATTATTGCATCAGATGTACCATTGATACAAAAAGCTACTACATTAGCAGGCGTTAATGTAGCAACAAGAACACAGAACAACATCACATTTGGCGTATTAAGCCTAATAGATCCAGAGACTGGACAAGTAATGCGTTCTGATCATCCAGTCATCAAACAGTTAAGTGCTAAACTTAATAGAGGTGATGAGATGAAAGGCTTCAAGCTATCTGATAATCCTGTGTTAAACCTAACAACAGGAGAAGAATCAGGTATGTTTTGGATAGAAGCAGTGTAAACCTGCAGTAAAAGGTAAAAACTCTACAGATCTGGTGTAACAACCAGGTTTGTAGTTGTTTTTTTTATTTAAATGTGTATAGCATTATAAATGTGAGGTCTCATACCCACAATATACCACCTTTTACCACTATCATAACTATCATAGCACATTAATATATTAATATAGCTAACATAAGAGCATAAACATTAAATTGGGTATGGTACGGAGATTGACAATTGATTTGCAAGTCATGCGTCCACGTTTATCATCACTCTTATGCTAGCTTATATTACAAGAGTAACTATTACACTCAACAATACTACATGGGTAATGTCTGTCTCTTCCTCTATAGGATAATAGACATAGTACCCGGAATCTTATTAATCAAATGTCTAAATTAAATAAACAATTATGAAAATTTCATCAGTAAAGGTTTTAAGATCAGCAGCTGGATATTACATAGGTCGTACAGAGAATGGTATGCCTTATGATAGACAGTCACGTTATCATAAAACTAAGCAAGAAGCAGAACACACATTAAAAGTAATCAAACATAACCAGGAGAGAGAATATATATCGTATTGTAATCTCCATAATAATTAATCTTATGAAATATATATCAATATTCTTTCTCTTAGTATCTATAATGAGCTGTGAAAAAGAGCCTCTTGAAATAGTAGAGGTACAACAACCGCCTGTTGATACACTCACAGTGTATGCTGTGAATGTGGAATCATATGTATGGGATAGTGTTAATAATACTACAATCATAAATTATAAGTATTATGCATGGGATAGCTTTGATATGCCAGTATATATGCTAGCATGGTTTGCAACAAACCCACCAACTGATACACAAAGTGATTGGTTAGAGTGGGCTATGGACACATCAAATACAAATCCGGATTACTTTATATATACTACATCAAATTACTATATGAGTCTATATGATGTATCATATTGGAATGGAGACTATGAGTATAATCAGTTAGACTTATCAGATCTAATAATCAACGGTGATTCAATCGTACCATTATAAAAACAAATTAATTAATCAATAAACAATTAGAAATTATGAAACATTTATTCAGGTCATTATTAAAATTATTATTCGTAGTAGTACTACCTATATTATTTATAGTAGGAGCATACATGATACTAACCATGTATGAGACATCCGCAGTTATACTTATAACTTTACTGTTAGTGGGCATAGCAATAGTAGCTAACTCTGTTGTGTATTTAGTCTTTATGTCCAAGGTAAGAATGTTACCTAAAGCATCTATAGAAATAGTACCAATATTTGGATTTGCATTTGGTGTAGATCCTCATCACAAGATTGATGAAATCTCTTGGTTGATGCTATTACCGTTTGTATCAATAGAATTTACATCAAAAAAGTGAACCACAGTTCATACAAACAGTACCAGTAGTTAGTTATATATAATATATACTACTGTAGTTAGGCCTTGTAGAATAAAATAATGAGTGGTGGGCAAAATGGATAGTAATAATACCTTTTATATAATTGTTTAGGGTTGCGTTACTATCCATACTTGTTACTCTAACTGCTCCCTTCCTCACTTATGGAATAAATTAAATAATAATCAATTAAAATAATCATGGCAAATCAATTTAAGATCAATGAGATCATAGTAAATAACATATTAAAAAATGTTTTAATACCAAACACACCGTGTAATAATGAACATATATTCAATATTATAATGAGAGAGTTACCAGATCATGCTAAAGAGATTATATTACATCTAAGTTTATCTAAAGATGAGTATAATACTGTTAGTATAGGTGATTTTGTAACATTAGAACCATTAAGTTACCACCCAGGATCAGAGTTTGAATGGGATATACTTGAAGATATGGGCCTAAGCCCAGGTAATGGAAGAGTATATGGTAAAGTCACAGGTGATTCATCATGGGGTAATGATAAGTTTAACCCATTTTATAGCTCTATCAAAGTAGATTTATTCTATCATGATAAACAAAAGAAGCTAAAAACATATGATCACCAAGTAAATCCATTAGATTTGACCAAGGTTAATGAGTCTGATATAAAATATTTTGATATATTAGATACAGACGTAGTTATAAATCAAGAGGAATTATTTCCAGAAGATAAAACAGATTAAAATGGCAGATATATCAATGGAGTTACTACAAAGTGAACAAAAAGCATGGCGTGCATTAGATAATGCATTAAACCGTGTAGATGGAAAGAATATGTCTTTTGGGAGATATATGAATAATAAGTATAATATGGGTAATGACACACTTGCTAATGAAGAAAGTGAGTCTTTGGCCGTACTTATACTATTAAAGGACCATGTCAAAGAAATCAGATAGATTTGGCATAGTTAAGTATAAAGTCTTGTCAGATCCCAATTTATCTATTCAAGCAAAAGGGTTATATAGTCTCATAGCATGTTATGCAGATAAAAACCGTGAAGCATATCCGTCTGCTTCAACACTTGCTGACTCAATGGATGTATCACAAAGATATGTCTTTAAGCTCTTAAAAGAGTTGAGACAGCATAATTACATAAAAAGAGTAAAAGGCAAACTAGTTATTATTTAAGTGATAGCTATATAAGTGCAGTTTATTTTTGAATTTAACTAATAATTTCTTATAATTAGTGAGCCAAGGTAAGTTATATTTATATCTTTGTTAATAGATATGATAGTACAACTACCCAATGGCCGTATAATTGAGTGCTCAGTAGAGCAATACCTCTCGTTAACTGATGATGAGGTAAAAGATCTTAATGGCTTAAGTTCAGCATACACAAAAGAAGTGGTTAATCCCTTTTATAATGCTTTCTCAGGTAAAACAGTAGTAGTAGACTATGAACTAGAGTTCATAGATGAAAATGAACCTGCATTAGATGAGATAGAAGCATATGAAAAGCTTGATGACCCATATTTTCATTCAGATGACGTGTAGTCATCACAAAATCAATTATTAATTTTTTAAAATCAAAAAAAATGCAAAGCAAAGTCAATGTATGTGCAGATGACATGGGTAATGTTATCAATCAATCAAAAAACAATTCAGAGTATGGTTATGTAAGACTGCAACAAGTTAGAGTTACATTTGGTAACAATGGCTGGGTTAAAAAGTCTAATGTATCAACGTTACTACAGGGTAAGGTAGAAGACTTACAATCCCTAAACTTTAAAGCAGGTGATGAAATAGCTGGTAAGATTGTTATCAAAGAACAATTAGATCCATTTAATTCTAATGATCCTGAAAGAGATTATAAATATGCAGGTGATACTGGTATAGTATGCTGTGTTGATGGTCAACCTATATATAGGAAAGCAATGTTTACAGCTGATACAACAGCTCAAGACGTGCTAATAGCTCACACTAATGGGCAAGACATCAAAGATGCTAATGGTACTAGCAGTGCAAAATCTAATTCTATAAGTGTACCTGCAGCTAGTGTAGAAGAAGCATTTGATATTAAAACAGAAGGTTTTGATAATTCTACAGTAGATGATGTAGATGATTTAGAAGAAAGCAATGATACTGAGACAGAAGAAGTTACTGATAAAGTAGAAGAACTTGTAGAAGAAGAGGCTGAAACCTTTGAACTATAAGAGTAGTTATTAATAATTTGTTTGGTTAAAAGGGGTTGTGTAAGTTTTTTAAGTAATTCTTATACAACCCTAATTAACTTTAACTACTCCCTTCCTCAAATATGAGGACAACCTTTTACTAATCAATAACAACTAAACAATTATGCTATCTCAGGAACAATTAGAACAACTTCAACAACAACAACAACTAGACAATCTTTCCAGAAGGGAAGAACGTTACAGCTACTTTGGTATATTAGCTGAATATCAGCTTCATCCGCCATCATTAGTAAACTCTTTAAGTTACACCAAGCTAAATCCGTATCAACATTTTTTGTTTAAACGTGTACTTCATGGCCTTAAGGTTTATAAACCTGAAGAAGTTAGGAAGCTACATTGGGACAAGAAACGTAGAATAACTAAGGTTTGGAAACGTGGACAGAGAGAGATAAATGCTTGGAAGCAAACTATTTGTAATAAGCGTGTAAATGCTTATCTTAGCAATACATTCAAGCATTCTCCATTAGCACAGTATATTGCAAATATACCAGCTAGTGAAGTATTAGATGATTACACTAACACTATGAGTTTCAAAGAGTTAGGTATGACTTATGAGGATGTAATATTAAAATTTATGTCTTTGGGATTACTCCCTAAAAACTATTTAGAACTAAAAAATGAGCATCAAAAAAGTCTCAAATAAAATGTCTAAACTGAATACTGCCTATTCTAAAAAGCGTAGGCAGTATTTAACAGACAAACCAATGTGTCATGCAAAGATCCATAAGTGTTCTTTGCAGGCTACTGATGTACATCATAAACATGGACGTGGCGTATACTACTTGGATACATCTACATGGTTACCAGTTTGCAGAAACTGTCACATGTGGATAGAAGAACACCCAGCTGAAGCCTATGAATTAGGTTTCTCAGGCTCAAGATCATAACTTTATGGTCCTATAGCTCAACTGGATAGAGCAACAGCCTTCTAAGCTGTAGGTTCTAGGTTCAAATCCTAGTGGGATCACCAGGCCGGATGATGGAATTGGTAGACATGACAGACTTAAAATCTGTTGAACTGGATAGTTCGTGTGGGTTCAAGTCCCACTCCGGCTACCAGGACTCTTAGCTCAGTTGGTCAGAGCACTCCGCTCATAACGGATAGGTCATAGGTTCAAGTCCTATAGGGTCCACCTTAAATGTAACATTATGAAAAACAAATTAATTAGAATACTAACCTGGACATTAGTTCTGGCAACAACAATTATTATATGGCAAAAAATATTCAGTTGGATTACTCTGTAAATAATAGACATGTAGTTCAACTAGAAGCATTAAATATAGCAGCTCAGCATAAAAGATGTGGTCTGGGCATTTCTATGGGTGTTGGTAAAACACGTATAGCTATACAACACCTTCAAAGGAACTTTAATCCTTTTGTACAGGCTTTAGTAGTAATACCTAAACATTCAGTATCTCAATCATGGATAGATGAATTAGGTAAGATGAAAGTTGAAAAGTTAGTTAAGCATATAACGTTTACTACTTATCTATCATTAAAAAAACACAATCCAAATGACTATGATATAGTTTATTTAGATGAGTGTCACTCATTACTACCAGGTCATGAAATATTCTTATCACAGTTTCAAGGTAAAATATTAGGTTTAACAGGTACACCACCAAGAGATAAGAAGTCTGTAAAAGGCATGCTTGTAAACAAGTATTGTCCAATCAGATATACCTTTGATGTAGATGATGCAACAGAAAGTAATATACTTAATGATTATAAGATAATTATACATGAGTTAGAGCTATCTGGTTTGCCTACATTGAAAAAGAAAAATAAAAATGGTGGGCACTGGTTTACTAATGAGAAGAAAGATTATGATTATTGTAATGGTAGAGTGGCAGAGGCACAGTCTCCTAAACAAATGCAATTTGCAAGGATCATGAGAATGAGAGCTTTGATGGATTATCCAACTAAAGAATCATATGTAAAATCTATGGTTAAGAATATAGAGGATAAGTGTATAGTATTTGCTAATACACAAAAGCAGGCAGACCGTATCAGTAAGCATAGTTATCATTCAGGTAACCCTAAGTCAGAAGAAAATTTAGAATTATTTTCAGATGGAAGGATACACACTCTATCATGTGTGTTACAGTTATCAGAAGGTGTTACAATACCAAGGTTAAAACAAGGTATTATTATGCATGCATATGGTAATGAAAAGAAAACAGCACAAAGGATAGGTAGATTACTTAGATTAAATCCAACTGAGACAGCAATATGTCATATATTGTGTTACAAAAATACTCAAGATGTAAACTGGGTGTCATCTGCACTTAAATCCTTTGATCAATCTAAAATTAAACGTTATAACCCTTTAAACAGATAAAATTATGGGAAGAATGAAAGAGCTCTTTATTGAGCAACAAGAAGAATTAGAGTACCGTGGTACGCATGATGCAATGATACACGGACTATCAAGAAAAGCAATTGAAGAGTATATAGATACCCATGATGAAACTCCATGCCCAAACTGTGGTGACCCAGCATTAATCAGAAATGAATCTAATGCTAAGTGCACAGAGTGTGCTCAGGAGTTTGTTTATGTTGGAGATGCCTTAAGATTTTTGTGATGAGTGAAATAGATTTAATAACAGACTCAGGAGAAACTGTATGTATACAGTATTCTTATGATCCAGGAGAACCAGACCAATGGTATGATTCTAATGGAGATCCAGGTACGCCAGGTTATGGACCAAGTGTTGAAGTACATCACGTATGGTATATTACTAAAGATAGAGTGGGTAACCTTGTATCTGTAGACGTGCAAGATTTATTAGAAGAAGACTTTGAAGAAAGAATATTAGAAACACATGAATAATATAATTATAAAGGATATAATTAATCTATTAGATAATGTAGATACTTTACCAGGTTCCTCAAGAAGGAACTTGGAAGTAGCTATTGAGATATTAGAAGCACAACTAAAAAAAAATACAAATGAAAGATCTTAAAAAAATACATGATGGATTAAAGCATCATAACCAAGGTAGAACACGTGAAAAGATGGAACAAACCTACAAAATTATAGAATATGTAGCCTGGATGTTTGTTATAGGTATTGCAGTACTAATTGTACATAACTTAATAAAATGAAAGATCAGTTATTTATAGAAGGTACAGTAAAAGATGGAAAGTTACATTTTCCTATAAAAGCATTCAAGAATAAATATGAAGGCTTCTTCAAGGACCATAAGGATGGTGCAAGAGTAGAGATATTTATTGGTATACAAGATGGTAAAGGTAGTAATCCACAGTTAGCTAGAGTACACGCAATGATACGTGAGATAGCAAATGAACTTGGTTATACCTTTGAAGAGGTAAAGTTACAAGTAAAAAGAAAAGCAGGCTTATGCTTTATGAAAAACAATAAAGAATATTGTAAATCATTTGCTAAGTGTGATAAAGAAGAATTGAATCTTGCTATACAAGCAGCTTTAGAAATAGGTGACTTTGCAGGTATGCAATTAAGATGATTTCATTTCATCTAGCTTAACAGCTAATTTTTGTAGCATCTCCGTTGGGTTGTTAGTCTCTTCTTTAAGATCAGACACAACTTTAGCAAAGTCATTTTCAGTTACTTTAAGGTCTTCATACTGTTCAAGCCCTTGCTCTTTTGCAAAAGCCTTGAATATATTAATGATAGAATATAAAGTATATAGTTCACTCTCAATTGGAGTAAACTGTCTATTTTTGAGCTTGGCTTTTTCAGGCTCCATAATTGTTTCATTGAAGTCTTGTATAAGTATACCAAATTTGCTAGCATCTGGATAGAATTCAAGAAGGTATCTACCATATATTGCTTGTAGTCCTGAGATAAAAGCAGGATTAATATCTGCTACTAAGTTTTTAGTAGTATCATAAGTGATGAATTGTTTTTTATCTGACATAGTAACTGTATTAATTAATCAAAGATACAAAAAAGAAATAGAATATGAATAATAACTTAATAGAAATTGACATAGAACAATTAAGAAATGATGTCAATAATAAATTAGAAGATTCAGGATGGGCACCTATGCTCTCACCATTTATAAATGGACTTGAGTTTGATATGATCATGAATAAACTAGTAGAATGTGTAAATGCAGAGAAAAGATTTACACCAAGATTTAAAGATATATTTAATGCATTCTTAGAATGTCCATATGATGAACTTAAATGTATAATCATAGGGCAAGATCCATATCCTCAGCTTGGAGTTGCAGATGGTATAGCTTTTAGCTGTAGCAGAAAAGGTAAAGCAGAAAAGTCTTTACAATACATAAACAAAGCAATTGGTACAGACCACACTGATCTAAGGTGTTGGGCTAACCAGGGTGTATTATTAATTAATACAGCTTTTACAGTAGAGATAAATTCTATAGGGTCACATTATTCTATATGGAAACCATTTACAGAATACTTGTTTGAAAATATAAATAGACACAATAAACAAGTACCATCTATATTAATGGGTAAGAAAGCAGAAGCATGGCAACTACTATTAGATAGACAAAAAATATTTAAGGTAGCACACCCGGCATCAGCTGCATATAGAGGTGGTGAATGGGACTGTAAAGATGTCTTTAACAAAGTTAATACAGAACTAGAAAATCAAGATAAACCTTGCATAGATTGGTAAATTTTACTATCTTTGATAACCTTTAATTATAATATAAATGTCTGATAATCAAGAACTTAACCAGAAGAAACAAATTTCAGAATTTAAGAAGTCTTTTTATTTAAGTCATGGGATTAAATTGTATATTTACACCCCTCAAGATCAAAACAAAAAGATCCCATTAGGTATATTTCATGACAGTGCTTTACTTGCATTACATGAAAATCATCCTAAGTTTCAGAGTATCAAAACTCTACAACACAGGACTAGATTGAGGGAGTTTCTTGTATACGTTCAAGTTATGTCATACTTGGCTCATAAAGAAGGGCATACTAAAACAAGTATAGGTAGATTTTTAAAACGCAATCATGCAACCATCATTAATTCATGTAAAATGATTGAGAATGGATTTTTTACTAATGATGAATCTGTAATGAATGCATATAATAACACTTTAATAAAAATAAAAGAATATGTGGGAACTATTTCAGAAAATACTGATGATGAAGATAACACCAAACCAAGCCCTAATACTGTTTGGGATGAAGCAAGGCGTATCCTTACCAAATGTTAAGTCTGAAGATAAAGAAAAGTTAATTGAAAAAGGTTTATTAATAAAAGAAGAAAACCAATATAAAATGACTGCTGAAGCTAAAGCATTTTGTGCTAGGCTTGATAACTATTTTGTTAAAGCAAAGAAAAAAACTGATATACAACTCATGGGTAAGGACTTTAATGATAAGATCCACACATACAGAGAGATATTTCCAGCAAGGAAACTACCAAGCGGTAAGCCAGCTAGAAATAATATCAAAGCTTTAGGAGAAAACTTTAGATGGTTTTTTGAAACATATGACTATGGTTGGGATGAGATAATCAAAGCAACTAAGATGTATGTCAATGAATATAGAGATACAGAATATATGTATATGCAGACAAGTCAATACTTTATATCAAAGCAAGACAAGCATAGGGTTAAACACTCTACATTAGCTGACTATTGTGATATGATTATTGATGGGGTAGAAACAGAAAAAGAACACTTTAAAGAAAACGTTGTATGAAAAATAAACCATCATGGATTGGGCAATATGCTGCATTTAATGATGCACTTAAATATATGTATGCTAGGTCAACAGGAGAAGAGAAATCAATCTATACTCCGTGGCCTAAGTTTAATGATGCTGCCACTGATGGTATAGAATGGAATACTTTGACAGTAATTGGTGGTAGACCTGGTTCAGGTAAGACACTGATTAAGGATCAAATCATTAGAGAATCATTTGCTTTAAATCCAAATGATAAGTTTAGAGTATTAGAATTTCAGTTTGAGATGGTAGGCAGAACCTCAGCTATCAGAGAATTTAGTTCTATAACTGGTAAAACATACAAAGAATTATGTAGTGCAGGATCAATATTAAATACAGATACATTAAATAAATGCCATTTATATGCTAAAGAAAGAGTAAAGCACCCGGTTGATATAATTAGTACACCTATGACTGTTAATCAGATGCGTGAGCAAATTGATCAGTATATGACACAGCATAAAGGAGTAAATACAATGATAACACTTGATCATACAATGTTAGTCAAGAGAGCACCATACCAGAATAACACATTAGATATGTTATTTGAGTTAGGTGAATTCTTTACACAGTGTAAAAGAGATTATCCTTGTTTGTTTATTGCTTTATCACAACTAAATAGAAACATAGATAATCCGGACAGGGCTATAGATGGTAAGTATGGTAACTATATACTTGAGTCAGATATATTTGGCTCAGATGCAATGCTACAGCATGCAGATATGTTAATAGGTATCAACCGCCCAGCTAAACAAAAGATTAGATATTATGGACCAGATAGATATATAATAGAAAATGATAGAACATTGGTTTTACATTTTCTTAAAGCAAGAAATGGTGATGCACGTATGTCATTTTTCAAAGCTAAGTTTGAACAAATGCAAATAGAAGAAATGGCAACACCTCAACAACAAGAACGCAGATGATAAATACTAAAAACTTAAATAACAAAAAAAAGATGGGACTAACACCGCAAGAAAGAAAGCAGAAGGTTGCATCACTAAGAGAAGAGCATGAAGATTACTTTCAGACAGAAGGAAAGATTAATGCATTATACATACCTAAGATGGCTTACAGGCCAACTGGAAAGGATGAGCTACATGTAAGCTTTTTTCCAAGTGAATTTGAAAAAGGAGAAGATATATATACAGAATTTGTATCTATAGATTATGATACAGAAGATCCAAAAAGGACACTATATTATCATAAACATAATCCACACTGGCAGGAAGAGTATGAAATCATAACAAGTAATTCAGGATTTCAGAGACACATTATACCTGTTAGTGAACTAAAGGTTATAAATGATGTAACAAATAGGGGTAAAGCTATAATAGATTTTGCAAATCCAGATTTGCCTAATCCAGATGAAAGCACTGACACTGCTCCCCTCCTCTCCAATGCAGAGCTGATAAACGCATTATCAGAAATAAATGCAACATTAAATAAATTAATTAACGTAATTCAAAAAAAGTAATATGGCAAACAGCGTATTAGTAATTGCTGACTCAGGTACAGGAAAGTCTACCTCAATCAGAACATTAAATCCTAAAGAGACTTTCATTATAAACATTGCTAACAAACCATTACCGTTCCAGGGATGGAAAAGCAAATACACACAAATTAGTAAAGATAACCCAAAAGGTAATCTGACATCAGCTTCATCAAGTGCAGGAATAATAAAAGCAATAAAGCATGTAGATGAAAAAATGAGCCATATCAAAACATTAGTAGTAGATGATTGGCAGTATATGAGTTCTTTTGAATATTTTGACAGAGCTAATGAGAAAGGTTATGATAAATTCACTCAGATTGCAGCTAACTTAGCAATGGTTGCAAAACTTCCTAAAGACTTGAGAGAAGATTTGACTATCATTTTCTTAACTCACTCAGAAGATTCAACTGATATAAATGGAAATAGAAAAGTTAAAGCAAAAACTATTGGCAAAATGATTGACAATACACTAACTTTAGAAGGACTATTCTCTATAGTATTATTTGGTAAAGTAAATAAAAATGATGATGGTGAACTTGAATATGGTTTTGAAACTCAAAACAATGGAGAGAACACATGTAAATCACCTATGGGTATGTTTGAGGATAAGTTTATTCCAAATGACCTACAATTTGTAAAAGATTGTATTGAAAAATATAATCAATAATTAATAATTAATAAAAAAGTAAATTATGTTAAGTACTAAAGACATGTCTGCCGGATCAGGTAGCATCAAACCAGTTATTGGAGTGGGTAACCACAAAATCAAAATCAATTCTATTACATTTGACCAAACACCTTATGATTCAGATGCATATAATATTACATTACATGTAGAGTCTGAGCCTGTTACTGGAGAATTTAATGGTTTCTTAAAAGATATGAATAATCCTAATGGTGAGCGTTATGCAGGCCAAGTAGGTAGAGTTAGATTCTCACCATATCCATTTAAAGATGCAACATTAGCAAATGGTAATGAGATTAGCCGTGATACTGAAGTATTAAAAGCTATGGTATTTTTATCTGAAGTAGTAGGTAAAAGAAATGAGCTTGATGCTATTGAGGCAAATACAATTGAAGACTTTATGGTTAAGGCTGCTAATGTATGTTCTGAAACAGGATATATCAATGCTTGCTTAGGTGCACGTGAGTGGGAAAACAAAGAAGGTTATGTAAATAATGACTTGTTTTTACCTAAGAGAAGTAAAGATGGTATGCCATTAGAAGAGTTAGATAAAGAAAGCTCTAACCTATTAACATTTGATAGAAATAATACAAATCATTTTAGACCTTATTTAAAGAAAGAAACAACAGCTTCAAATTTTGAGCCTGCAACAGCTTCTGGAAGTGACTTTGATCTGTAATATAAAACCAAAAGAGTGGGCTCAGTATAATGCTGGGCCCATATCTTTTTAATATATTTGGATTATGTTCAGCACTAAAAATTTAATATTAGAAGAAACAGACGTACCAAGTTACTGGGTGTTTCAGTATTATCTAGACTTACCTGAACAGCTAACAGGTCAAGACATTAAGATTAATTCAATATTTAATCCTAATGACAAGACTCCAAGCTTTTGCATATACGTGGATAAAACCATAATGCAATATAAGTTTAAAGACTTTTCTACAGGTATTGGAGGTAACAAGTCAGACTTAATTAGACACATGTTTAAGTTGGGTTATCCTCAGGCTACAAGAAGAATAATAGAAGATTACAATAAGTATATACAGGAAAATGGTAAAGTCAGTGTTGAGTTTGTGCCTCAGGCTAAATGGGAGATTGACTTTATAAAGTATAGAAAATGGAATCAGGATGATGCTAATTACTGGCTATCATATAGAATAGGCAAAACATTATTAGATCAGTATAATGTAAAGCCAATAGAATATTTTAATATGATTAAGCAAGATGCATTGGAAATAGAATCTTTAAAGATTGGAAGCAAACATTGCTATGGTTACTTTGATAGAAATGGTGAAGTATATAAAATATATCAGCCTCATAGTAAAAAGCATAAGTTTCATAAAGTAAAGAACTATATCCAGGGAATAGATCAGCTGCAGTATAAAGAACCTTACTTGGTGATTTGCTCATCTCTTAAAGATGCAATGTGTTTAAAAGGTATGGGTTATAACCTAGAAGTTATTAGTCCAGACTCTGAGAACACTATGATTAAACCCCATATCATAGCAAATCTTAAGAAAAAGTACAAAAGTATAATAACGTTGTTTGATAATGATGATGCAGGTAAACATGCAGTTAAAAGATATGCAGATGCATATAATATAAATGGATGTACACCAACTATATGCAAAGACATATCAGATGCTATGGTAGAAATAGGATTTGATAAGACACATGCTATGCTAAAACCATTATTAAAAACAACATTAAATAAATAATTATGACAAAAATAAGATGGTGGATACCAGGCAATGTTCCCTCAAGTAAAAACGGTAGGCGTTGGACAGGTAAATATTTTATTGCTAGCAAAGCTGTAATGAATTATAGAAAGGCTACCAAAGATATATATGCTAAGTATGCTGAGGATTTTAAAGCTGAAGTTGCTAAGAATGATCTACCTGTTAAAGTATCATTTGAGTTTATAAGAGGCAGCCGTCATAAGTTTGATTATATTAATCCTGCACAGACAGTACAAGATGATATGGTTAAACACGGATGGATTGAAGATGATAATGCTGAGTTTATTATACCAGCATTTGAACAATATTCTTATGATAAAAAAAACCCCGGTGTATGGATAGAATTAATTGAAAATGGCAAAGAAGAGAATAATAACAATAGATGAGTTTTTTACATATAAAGAAATGTTTTCAGGATTACTTGAAGATAGAGCTTTAGCTTGTGAAATATATAATAATGCAAACTATAAAGACAAAGACATTATAGATAAGCTTATGGCTAAAGCATTGCTATTTAAAGATCGTGTAGATTTTTGTATAGCAGTAGAGTATAGCTTTGAGATAGGGTCTTTTAATACAAATAGAGTTTATGCATATATAGAAAAAAGCAAAGCAGATAAAGTTTATATGGACATACTTAGAAAAATAAAAGATAATGATTAACATACAAGATCAGGTTGCTAGGACAACCAAAAGTTTAATATTTGCAGAGCCCTTTTACGGGCTCTTTTTAATTGGTATCAATAAAAAGTATAGCATGCAACTGCCTACTGCAGGAGTAAGCAAACATAATATTGGATGTCAATTGACTATAAACCCTGAGTTTTATAATAACCTTAGTGAAGATCATAGATTTGGTTTAATTAAGCATGAGCTATTGCATATTGCATTTGGTCATCTTATAACTAGAAGTCTATATTCAGATCATAAATTATTTAATATAGCTGCAGATTTAGAAATCAACCAGTACATACTGGAAAGTAAACTACCTGAAGGTGGTTTATTACTATCAAGTTTTCCTGAGATAAATTTACCTAGGAAGGCTGGTACGGATAAATACTATGAATTACTTGAACAGGCACACCAAGATGGTACTTCACCTTCTTTAGATAATCTTATGGATCAGATGAATGGTGAGTCACAATATTGTCATGGTACATGGGATGATTTTGATTCATTACCTGAAGCTGATAAAAAACTAATGCAAAAACAAATTGAGCATCAGTTAAAAGAATCTGCTGAGCAAACAGTAAAGAAACAAGGTAATATACCGGGTGAGTTAGCTGAGCTTATACATAGGCTGATGCATATAGAACCTCCTAAGTTTGATTGGAAAGCTTATCTAAGAAGATTTGCAGGTAACTCTAGTGTAGTTTATACAAAGAAGCTGAGACGTAAGTATAATAAACGTTATGCAGCTAACCCAGGTCTTAAGATTAAATTTAAGAATCATATACTTGTTGGTGTTGACACAAGCGGATCTGTAAACAATGATGAGCTAAAGGAATTCTTTAGTGAACTTACGCATATGCATAAGACAGGTCATAAGATTACAGTAGCTCAATGTGATACTAAACTAAATAGTGTAAAAGAGTTTAATCCAAGAAAGGATTGGGAAATACATGGTCGTGGTGGAACAAGCTTCCAACCAGTAATAGACTACTATAATGAAAACAAAGGGCAATATACAGCTCTTATATATTTAACAGATGGTGAAGCATATGCTCCAGAGAACTGCCCTAATAATACTTTATGGGTTCATAGTTCTAACTGCAGTATAAATGAAGTGTTACCAGGACAGAAAATTCAACTTAATTAATAAAAGAAAATGGCACAAGTAAATTTAAATGTAACAGAACTAAAAGGATTTGTAAATCACATTATATCTAATAACAGATATCTTCAAGATAATGGTAAAGGACCAGTATCAGTGGAAGTTGTGGGTGAATCAGGTATAGGTAAAACTTCTACAATAGTAGAGCTGGCTAAAGAAAATGATTTAGCATTTGTAAAATTAAACTTAGCACAGATTGAGGAGCTAGGTGATCTTGTAGGTTTCCCTGTAAGACAGTTTCAGATGTATAAAGAAAAGAAAATAGCAGTAAAGAATAATGACATTGCTATGGTTACAGCAGCACAAAGAGCTGCAGGTGCTAGTCTAGCTAACTTAAATCAAACTGTAACCAAGAAAGTTGGTCAATGGGTTGATGAACTTGCTGTACAAGAATATCTTAAACAAGGATATAAAATTACTGGTAAAAATAGAATGTCTTATTGTGCACCTGAATGGATAGCTGATGCTAAAGAAGGTGGTATACTATTATTAGATGACTGGAATAGAGCTGACACAAGATTTATTCAAGCAGTTATGGAATTGATAGATAGACAGTCTTATATATCTTGGACACTACCTAAGAACTGGCATATTATATTAACAGCTAACCCGGATAATGGTGACTATATGGTTAACAGTGTAGATAGTGCACAGAAGACTAGATATGTTACAGCTAATCTTAAGTTTGATGTAAATGTATGG